GTCATTTCCCTCTCCAGATGGCCCCCGGGGGTGCATGAAGCCTGCATGATCATGCATGGCGCCATGCATGGAGGTGCATGACCATGCCGGCCAAGGATCGCAGCCACTACGGCGGCAGCTACCCGAAGCGGGCTCGAGCGGTGCGTGACCGGGCCAACGCCGACCCGTCGACACGGTGCTGGCGGTGCGGGCTCACGCTCGCCGAAGCGGTGAAACGCTGGCCGGATCGGCCGATCAGCTGGCACGCCGGCCATGTCGTCGACGGTGACAGCACGGCCCCGTTGCTGCCTGAGCATTCAACCTGCAATCAGCGTGCCGGTGCCTCGTTCGGCAACCTGGCTCGCAACCCGAAGGGTGGCCGCTGGTGGTGACCGACGATCATCGCGCCCGCCTGGAGCGGCTGCGTGACCAGTTGACCGTCGCGATTGAGGGTGCGAGCGACAACATGCTGCCCCAGCTCGCTGGCCAGTTGCGCGCCACGCTTGCCGATCTGGCTGCCCTCCCTGCCCTCGAGGACAAGGTGTCGATCACCGATGAGCTCAAGCAGCGGCGTGCCGCGCGTCGGGGCGCAACGCCCAAGGTTGCTGCACCTTCCACCGGGACAGGTCAGTAGCGCCGGTCAAGATGCGGTTGAGTTCGCTGCCATCTGCGGGCTGATTCTTGACGACTGGCAGTGCTGGTGCCTGGACAAGATGTTGGCCGAGGACGTTGCGGGCCGGGCGATCGCGTCGACGGTGCTGCTGTTGCTGCCCCGCCAGAACGGCAAGAACGCTGTGCTTGAGGCGCTGGAGCTCTACGCCTTCTACGTGCTCGACGAGCCCCGGATCCTGCACACCGCCCATCTCGCCAAGACCGCTGCGGATCACATGCAGCGCATGGTCGCCCTGGTGCGCAACAACCCCGAGCTCGACGCGATCACGCACCCGTACTTCGCGAACGGCAAGGAGGCGCTGGCCCGCAAGGACACCGGCGCCCGCCTGGAGTTCATCACCCGGGGTCGCAAGACGGCCCGTGGCGGTTCGCCGAAACGGGTGATCTTCGACGAGGCGTTGTTCCTGTTTGATGAGCAGATCCAGTCGATCTTGCCGGCGATGTCGGCGCAGTCGATGCAGGCCGACCCGCCGCAGATGATCTACACGTCGTCGGCGCCGCTACCTGAGTCGACGGTGTTGCACCGTTTGCGTCGTCGGGCGATGTCCGATGAGGCCGGGCGCATGTTCTACGCCGAGTGGGGCGCCGAGGCCGGCGTCGACATCCGGGACCGTGACGTGTGGTACGACACGAACCCGGGCCTCGGAATCCGCATCAGCGAGGACTGGGTCGCCGACAACGAGCTGACCACCTTGTCGCCCGAGGCGTTCGCTGTCGAGCGCCTGGGCGTCGTGCTGTCCGACGACGGTCTGCATTCGCATCTGCCCGGATGGGAAGCCTGCCGGGCGCAACGCTCCCAGCTCGATCAGCGTCCGACGGTGGCGGCCATCGCGGTCGGCACGGCCGGCCAGTGGGCGGCGCTGGTCGTCGCCGGCACCGCTGCCAGCGGTGACCCGTACGTCGAGCTGGTGCGCCGTGAACCTGGCACCGCCTGGCTGGTCGACGAGGCCCGCAAGGCTGCTGACGCGCTCGGCTGCCCGATCGTGGTCGACCCGAAGTCGCCGACGGCGGCGGTGCTCGACGACTTGAAGCGTGCCGGTGTCGCCACCACCGAGGTGTCCACCGCCGACTATGTGCGGGCCTGTGCGGCCCTGCAGGCCGACGTGGCGAACACCAAGGTGCATCACTTCGGTGACGCCCCGCTTGACGCTGCGGTGGTCGGTGCCGACATCCGCTCGGTCGGTGAGGCGTGGGTGTGGTCGCAGCGGGCGTCGACGGTGGACATCACCCCGTTGATGGCTGCCACGCTCGCTCTCGGCGCCTGGCGACGGCCGGTCGAGGACACCACGACCCACACCACCCCGTTCGTCTCGCTCGACGACTTCTAGCCCCGGGAGGCCGCATGTTCACTGCGTTGCAGCTTCTCGGGCTTGCGCTCGTCATTGCTGGTGCCACGATGCTTGCCGGTGTGCCGGGTGCGTTGATCGGCGCCGGTATCGCTGTCGGCTACGTCGGTCTGGCCGGTGAGGCCTGATGCTGCGCTCGCTGTTCAGCCGTGACGACGTCGAGGTGCGTGCGATCACCGGGCAGGCGTCGTTGTGGGGTGACTGGCCTGGCACCGATGCGATGTCACGCACGTGGGCGGGCACGACGGTCGATGCGCATGCGTCGCTGCAGTTGCTCACCGTCTACGGCTGTGTCCGGCTGATTTCCGACAGCATCTCGACGTTGCCGATCGACTGCTACCGCCAGACCGGCGATATCAAGACCGATATCCCGACGCCGCAGTGGTTGCTGCAGCCGACGGTCGACCTCGACTTCACGTCGTGGTGCGGGCAGGTGCTGTCGTCGCTGCTGCTGTCCGGCAACGCCTACCTGGCCGTCCTGCGGTCCGAGGCCGGCACGATCCTCGAGCTGGTCCCGTTGGATCCTGCGAAGGTGCAGGTGCGGCGCGAGCAGGGCCGCAAGGTCTACTTCATCGACGGCAGCCGCTATCTGGGCGAGGTCGTGCACATCCCCGGGCTGATGCTGCCCGGCTCCGATGTCGGCATGTCGCCGGTCGAGTACGCCCGCCAGTCGATCGGGCTCGGCTTGGCCGCCACCCAGTACGGCGCCGCCTGGTTCGACGGTGAGGGCAACATGCCCGGCGTCATCGAGGCGCCGAGGGCGTTGCAGCCCGAGACGATGAAGGCGATGGCCGAGCATTGGCGTCGGCGCCGCAACCGTGCGAATCGTGGCTTGCCTGGCGTGCTGCAAGAGGGTGCGACGTGGAAGCCGACCGGTGTCACGAACGAGCAGATGCAGTTTCTGCAGACCCGCCAGTACACGGCCGCCGAGATCGCCGGCCAGATGTTCCTGGTCGACCCGTCCGACCTCGGTATCGGTGTCGCCGGGTCGTCGCTGACGTACGCGAACCTCGCCGACCGCAACACCCGCCGGGTGCAGGTGACGTTGCTGCCGTGGATCACCCGTATCGAGCACGCCGTGTCGTCGCTGATGCTGCGGCCCCGGTACATGAAGTTCAACGTCAACGCCCTGCTGCGCGCCGATCTGGCTGCCCGCTACAGCTCGTATGCGACCGGCATCGGTGCCGGGTTCTTGCTGCCCGATGAGGCCCGTGAGCTTGAGGACCTGCCGCCGCTCGGGCCGACGGACGTGGAGGTCTGACATGGCGCTGCCCGACAACTATCGGCCTGCAACGTCCGACGACGTCCCGGAGGGGCGTGCGTGCGGGAACTGTGAGTTCTACGACGAGGAGGTCGTCAACGAGGACGGCCTGCGGGTGTTCTGCACGTTGTGGCGGGACTGGGTCCGTGGTGACCACTACTGCGACAGCTGGCTGGACGACGACCAGGGGGATGACGAGGAGATGCCGCTACCGGTCCGTGTGGCCGTGGCAGCCCCGAACCGTGGAGGTTCCCCAATGACCAACGAGCGAGGCGCCGGCCGTCAGGTCCGGCATTACAACATCACCGACTTCGAGTTCCGTGACGACGGTGCCAGCGGCTTCACCTTCGAGGGTGTCGCCAGTGTGGTCGACGCGCCGTACGAGGTGACCGACCAGTGGGGCACCTACACCGAAACGATCCGCAGCGGTGCGTTCAACAAGACGCTGCGCGACTCGAAGGCCGACGTGGCCCTGTTCGTGAACCACGACATGCGTGGCATCCCGCTCGCCACCCGTGGCGCCGGCACGCTGCGCCTGACGGCTGACCCGAACCTGCGGGTCGTCGCCGAGCTTGATCCGGCCCGCCCGGATGTGCAGACGATCCGGTCGGCGGTGTCACGCGGTGAGATGTCGCAGATGTCGATCGGCTTCTACGTGCCCAAGGCCCGGGACAAGTGGAACGACGACATGACCGAGCGCACCATCTCCGAGGTGCAGCTGGTCGAAACGTCGATCGTCTGGCGTGGCGCCAACCCGGCCACGTCGGGCGTGATGCGGTCGGTCGACGAGTTCATCGACTCGCTCACCGACCTGGAGATGACCGAAGACGAGCTGCGCCGGGCGATCCTCGCCCTCGAGGCCCGTCTGCCTGCACTCGTGCAGCCCGAGATCGTCGCAGCTGTCGTCACCGACGAGCTGCGCACCTTGTGGGATCAGCGTGCGACGCCTGTGGCGTGGCTCTGAGCTGATCCCCACCTGCGACCCCCCGCCACGCCGCACGCCGCCCCCGCTGGGCACCTGCACCTGACGTCGTCGCTCCCAACACACCCCTGAACAGCACGGCCAGAGGGCCGTGCTTCACCCCGTGGAAAGGAGACCGGCATGGACCTCCGTGCACGCGTCATCACCCTGAATGAGACCCGCGCTCGGGTCTGGGAGGAAGGCAAGCGCCTCCTCGACGACACCGCCGGCCGTGAGATGAGCGCCGAAGAGCGCCAGACCTGGGACCGGATCAACGAGCGCCTGAACGACATCGACGCCGAGGTCAAGACCCTCGTCGATCGCGAGGAGCGCGAGCGTGAGGCTGCGCAGGTGCGCGAGATCAACGCCCGCATCTTCGGTGAGGCCCCCAAGGCCGCCCGCCTCGACCCGAACGCCGAGCTGCGTGCTTTCCTGACCGGTGGCCGTGGCGTCTACGAGGTGGACATCCGGCCCGTCATCCGTGAGCGTGAACTGCTCCGTCAGGGTGGCGGCGTCGCCGAGTTCCGTGCGCTGTACAGCGACACCGGCAACTCGGGCTCGCTGGTGCCGACCACGTTGGCCCGGACGCTGTACGAGTACCTCGAGGCGTCGATCGCCATGTTCCGTGCCCCGACCACGAAGCTGACCACGGCCAGCGGTGAGCGGCTCGAGATCCCGAAGCTGACGGCACACACGATCGGCACCCAGGTCGTCGCGCAGGGCACCGCCATCGGCGGAACCGATCCTGGCTTCGACAAGATGCCACTCGACGCCTACCGCTACGGCTCGCTCGTCAGCGTCGGCAACGACCTGCTGCAGGACTCAGGCGTCGACCTGGGCGGCTTCCTTGGCCGTGACATGGGCCGTGCACTCGGCCGAATCATCGACGCCGACCTCGTCGTCGGGACTGGCACGAACGAGCCCAACGGCATCATGACGGCCGGTTCGGCCCGAGTGAAGACCGGCGGCACGCTGCTCACCCCGTCCTACGACGTGCTCGTCAACGCGGTCTACTCGATCGCCGACGAGTACCGCCAGACGGGTTCGGCTGGCTGGCTGATGGCCGACTCGTCGGCCGGCACGATCCGCAAGCTGCGGGACGGCGCCGGCGGCACGATCGGTGCGGTGCTGTGGGAGCCGTCGCTCACCAACGGCCTCGTCAACGGCCAGCCCGACCGGCTGCTCGGCTTCCCGGTGTTCACCGACGCGAACGTGGCTGCTGCCGGCTCGAACGCCCGCACGCTCGCCTTCGGCGACATGTCGGCGTACTACGTCCGCCAGGTCGGCAACCCGGTCATCGAGTCCGACCCGTCGTTCGGGTTCGACAAGGACCTCACCACGTTCCGTGCCAAGTGGCGTGTCGACGGCGACCTGATCGACGTCAACGCCGTCACCGTGGTGCTGCAGAACGCGTGACCTTCCGGCCCCTAGCGGGCCGATGACAGATCCCCTGGGCAGGGGGACGCAGCGCCCGGGCGCTGCACCTCTGCCCAGGGCAAGACCGCTCACCCCCTGCCCAGGAGGACCCCATGCCGATCCACCGGATCCCTCGCGTCACCATGCACGAGGACCTGCACAGCATCGAACGTGAAGGCGAACAGGTCGTGTCCGTCGCCCCTGACGGCCCGGACCACGTGATCGTCGGCACCGTCTGGATCGGCACGACCAGGCCGTACAGCGCCGGGCCGCTCGAGTATCGGGCGGTGGCGTCGTGAAGTTCATGCTGTACGGCAACTCGCCGTTGGTCGGCACCGGCTACGGGGTGCAGATCAAGCACCTGGCGCTCAAGCTGAAGCAGGCCGGCCACGACGTGGCGGTCGCCTGCACCTACGGCCACCAGGTCGGCATCAAGGACTGGCCGACCGAATGGGGCCCGATCAGGCTGTATCCCAGCGGGTGGACCGATCAGTCGTTGGATGTGCTCGCCGCGCATGTCGGGCACTTCTTCGACGGTGACCCGCAGGCCGGCTGGATCATTCCGGTCACCGACATGTGGTGTCTGAACCCGGTCGCCAAGGACCTCGCCGCCTACCGGGTGCTGCCGTGGACACCGGTCGATCACCTGCCGGTCCCCGGCGACGTCGTCAAGTTCTTCCACATGTCCGGCCATCAGCCGGTGGCGATGTCGAAGTTCGGTCGACGCGAGTTCTACGAGGCCGGGCTCAGCCCGTCCTATGTGCCGCTCGCCGTCGACACCGACGTGTTCAAGCCGACCACGCATCTGCCGGTCGGCGGCGAACTGGTCGACGCCCGCACCGTGTTCAACATCCCGCAGGACGCGTTCGCCGTGCTGATGGTGGCGATGAACAAGGACCCGCAGGACCGCAAGAACTTCGGCGGTGCGGTGCGTGCGTTCGCCGAGTTCCACCGCACCAACCCGCACGCCGTGCTTGTGTTGCACACCGACGCTGTCGGTGCGGCCGGGTCCCGGCTGAACCTGAATGTGGTGGCGATGCTTGCCGGTCTGCCCCGGTCGGCGCTGATCTTCACCGACCCGTACGCGCAGCGGCTCGGGCTCACCGACGAGATGCTGGCCGGGCTGTACTCGGCGTGCGATGTGCTGCTCGCCCCGTCGAAGGGTGAAGGGTTCTGTGTGCCGATGATCGAGGCGCAAGCCTGCGGCACCCCGGTGATCGTGTCGAACTTCTCGGCGCAGGCCGAACTGGTCGGCGCCGGCTGGACCGTTGCCGGGCAGCTCGAGTTCGACCCGGGCCAGTCAAGCAACTACTTCACCGCCTTTCACCACGACATCGTCGCCAAGCTCAACCTGGCCGCCCGCAGCGACCTTGTTGCCTTGTCGCAGCGTGCCGTCGAGTTCGCCCAGGAGTACAGCGTCGACGCCGTGTGGCAGCGCCATTGGGCGCCGCTGATCGGGTCGCTGGAACCGCAGCCACCGGCGGCCGACAAGCCGCTGATGCAACGGGTCGATGTGATCGTGCCGCTGGTGCGTGACGTCAACCGGGAACGCCTGGAGTCGTCGTTCGCAGCGACCGCACCGCTGACAGCCCGGATCATCGAAGGCGTCGAGGGCCGCACCTACGCGCAGAACGTGAACGCCTGCCTGCGGTCGTCGACCGCTGACTGGGTGCTGGTCGTCGGTGACGACGTCGAGTTCCTGCCCGGCTGGTTCGAGGCCGCCGTTGCGCTCACCGACCGCTACGACGTGGTCGGCACCAACGACAGCGAACCGGGCCGGATCCGTAACCCTGAGGTCGCCGCCGGTCGCCACGCTGACCATTTCTTCGTGCGTCGCAGCTACATCGACGACGACGGCGCCAGCCTCGACGGGCCGGGCGTGCTGATCAGCGAAGGCTACGGGCACTGGTTCGCGGACAAGGAACTGGTCGAGCTGGCCAAGGCCCGCAACACGTTCACCCCCTGCCTCGACGCACGGATCGTCCACCACCATCCCGGCTACGACGGGCGTGAGGATCTGCGGGCCGGCGACCCGCTCTACGCCGCAGCGGTCGACCGGGCCGACACCGACCGCACCACCTGGCTCGAGCGGGTCGGGTTCATCGACGCCGAGCGTGCTTGGCGGGCTCAGCGGTGACCCGCCCGAAGATCGTCGACACGTTCCTGTTTCACGACGAGCTCGACATGCTGTTCTGCCGCCTGTTCGAGATCGGCGACATCGTCGACCACATCGTGATCGTCGAAGCGACCACGACCTTCCGGGGTGACCCGAAGCCGTTGTGGTTCGCCGAGCATCGCAGCAGGTTCGCCTTCTGGGCTGACCGGATCGTGCATGTCGTTGTCGACGACCTGCCCGACGCCACCAGCGAACCGGATCCGTGGCAACGCGAATACGAGCAGCGGCGCCGCACCCTGGCCGCTGTTGCCGGGCTCGGCCTGGCGGCGCACGACATTGTGCTGCACGGCGACGTCGACGAGATCCCCCGTCGCTTCCATCTGCGCAACGTCCGACCGACCGGCCTCGTGCCGTTTGGCATGCGGTTCCATCCGTTTGCTGTCGACTGGCTCCACTCACACCGCTGGTACGGCACGGTCGCCGCCACCTGGGCGACGGTGCAGACACTCGGCGAGTCGGCGATGCTGACGATGCGTCTGGCCCGTGACACGGTGCCCTGCCCGTCGCACATGGCCGACGCCGGCTGGCACTTCTCGTGGGTCGGCGGCAACGACTACGCCCGCCGCAAGCTCGTGTCGTTCTCGCATCACGAGATCGTCGACCGGGTCCAGGGCGAACTGGCCGACGACATGTTCTGGCGGGACGGCTGGCACGTCGACGGCACGAAGCTCACGCCGGTCGACGTCGACAACACCTGGCCGCTGTGGGTGACGGATCGCTGCTGTCCCGATGTGTGGTTCCGACCGAGGATCGAGGTGCCCTGATGGCCATTGTCAACGGCTACACGACCTTGGCCCAGATCAAGGCCGAGATGCGGATCGGCACCAACGACACCGCCGACGACACCCGCCTCGAGCTGGCTGTGGCGGCAGCGTCACGACAGATCGACGCCTACTGCGGCCGCCGGTTCTGGCAGGACGCCACCGTGAAGGTGCGCGAGTTCTTCGCCGACGGTCCGGTCACCTGTTTCACCGATGACATCTCGACCACGGTCGGTCTGATCGTCGCTGTCGACGAGGCCGAGGATGGCAGCTACGCCGAGACGTTGACGCTCGGCACCGACTTCATCTTGCTGCCCGCCAACGCCGACGACGACGTGCCTGCCCGGCCGTTCACCGAGATCCGCATCGTCGAGACCGACAACTACTCGGGGTTCCCGTGGCGGACGCTGCGGCCGAGCGTGCGGGTCACCGCCAAGTTCGGGTGGCCGGCGATCCCTGACGACGTCACGAAGGCAGCGCTCATCCAGGCGTCGCAACTGTTCAAGGCGTCCGACGCTGTGTTCGGTGCCGCCCAGTTCGGTGAGGCCGGTGTCGCCCTGCGGGTGCAGGCCCGTCTGAACCCGATGGCTGAGGCGCTGCTCGAGGCGTACGCGAAGCCGAGGGTGGCCTGATGCCGACCGTCGCCCAGGTGCGTGACGAGCTTGCCGACGTGATCACCACCGGTGCCGGGCTGCGTGCTGCAGCACTGGTGCAGGACACGATGGTCGCCCCGATCGCTGTCGTCACCCGTCGCCCGTTCGACCCTCGGATGATCTTCAGCCAGGCCAAGGCCGCCTACCAGTTCACCGTCACCATCTACGTCGACCGCACCGATGAGCGTGCAGCGCAGCGGGCGCTCGACACCTACTGCGAGCTGTCCGGCACCGGGTCGGTGACTGCGGCGATCCAGAACGGTGCGAACTGGTCGGTGACCGTCGACTACGCGCAGGTCACCCAGATCGGCGAGGTCCAGGCCGTGATCATCGGCGAGTCGAACTACTTGGCCGTGCCCCTCGACGTGGAGGTCGTGTTCTGATGCCGTTCGTCCCTGCCAACCGTTCCCGGGTGCTTGCCGGGTCGTTCAGCTACTCGTGCTACAGCCGAGGCTTTTCGCTGTCGTCGTCGATCGACATGCTTGAGGTGTCGACGCTGTGCGATGACGCCAAGGCGTTCATCCCCGGTCAAGAGTCGTCGACCGCCAGCTTCGACCTGATCTTTGACAGCGCCCAGGCATCGCAGGCGGCGTCGTGGTCGACTGCTGCGAATCTGCCGGTGAGCTACCTGCCGGGCGGCACCGCTGTCGGCGATGCAGCGTTCCTGATGGACTCGATCCGCACCGAGTACTCGATCAGCAGCGCCGTCGCCGCAACCGTCGACGCCACCCTGACGACCCAGACGACCGGCGACACCGGCTACGGCGTCTGCCTCGCCCCGCTTGCAGCGGTCACCGCCGACACGAACGGCAGCAGTGTCGACAACGGTGCATCATCGGGCAACGGTGCCGTCGCCCATCTGCACGTCACCGCCTACAGCGGGCTGACGTCGAACGCGATCCGCATCGAGCATTCCACGAACAACTCGACGTGGACGACGCTCGCCAGCTTCACCTCCGTGACCGGCACGACCAGCCAGCGGCTGGCGATCACCGGAACCGTGAACCGTTACGTGCGTCTGGTCGACGACGTGACCGGTACCGGTTCGTGCACCCGACTCGTCGCCTTCGCACGGCGCTGACCTCCCCACACCCCCCGAGGAGACTCCCATGGCTTTCAAGGCCGGTACCACCAGCTATTTCGCGCTCAACAACGTCGGCGGCACCGTCGTCAACCTGAGCCCGTACATCGACTCGCTCACGTTGCCGGCGACGACCGACACGACCGAGGTGTCGACGTTCGGGACCAACGCCAAGGTGATGATCACCTTGCAGACCGGCGGCGAGCAGATCAGCCTGTCCGGCCCCTACGACGCCGTCGTCGCCACCCACCTCGACAACCTGAAGAAGGCTCACGCTGCCGGGTCGGCTGCGTCAGCGTTCATCTGGGGTCCCGGCGGGTCGGTGGCCAGCGAGTACCGGGTTGCCGGGTCGGTGTTCGTCACCCAGTTCGACTTGTCGTCGTCGGTCGGCGGCCGGGTCGAGTACTCGGCGTCGCTGCAGATCACCGGCGCCGTCACCACCAGCACGTTCTGATCCGGTGGCTGCGACCACAGGCACCGGGTTCAGCGCGTCGGTGCTGTCGGCCTACGTCGCCAACCTGGAGTCGGTGCTCGACGCCGACGCCAACCGGCGCATCACTCGTGCCGCCGGGTTCGCAGCCAAGGACGCCGGCCTCGAGGCCGCAGCCGACAAGCTCGGCGGCGACCGGGCGATGTCCGGCTACAAGAACGGCAACATCAAGCTCGGTGTCGGGTTCGACACCGGGCCGTGGCGTGTCGACATGAACCACCGCCCGAAGGGGCTGTGGTTGTTGGCCGACGAGGGCCGCAAGCGCAGCGGTGGGATCTATCCCCGCCGTGGCCGCCGCAAGGGCAGCACCCCGACTCCGGGCCGTGCGGTGCTGACACCGTTCGGGCCTCGGGCAGCGTCGTCGTTCGGGCCGTCTCGAGGCACCGGCGTGTTCAAGCTGGCCGCCGCCCGTGAGCGTGAGGCAGCACCGAAGGCGGCGTGGCGGCAGCTGCAGGCCGAGTTCCGACGTATCACCCGGGGGTGAGCTGAATGGCGTTCCAGGATCGGCTCACCGTCGTCATCGACTTCGTCACCGGCCCCGCCCAGTCCGGTCTGAAGAAGCTGCGCACCGACGTCGCCCAGGCCGAAGGGGCGATGGGCAAAGCGAAGGTCGCAGCCTCCGGGCTTGGCGGCGCGTTGCAGCAGTACGCCGGCCAGGCTGCGCTTGCAGCGGGTGCGGCGCTGGTGACGTTCGGTGTGAAGTCGGTCAAGGCGTTTCAAGATGGGGCGCTGGCTGCTGGCAAGTTCGCTGACGCTGCGGGCATCTCGATTGAGGCGGCGTCCCGGTTCACTGCCGTCGCCGATGACCTCGGGATCAGCGGCGAAACGGTGCAGGGCGCCATTCAGAAGATGAACCTGGCGATCGCCAACGGCAAGCCCGGCCTGGACCAGTTCGCCGACTCAATTGTGCGTGCCAAGGACGGCACCGTCGACTCAGCTGCCACGTTCCAGAACCTTGTCACCGAGATCGGCGCTATTCGCGATTCGACCGAACGGGCCAAGGTCGCCCAAGAAGTGTTTGGCAAGAGCTACGGCGAGATCGCCCGGCTGATGGAGATGTCCGCTGGCGACCTCGCCGAGCGGTTGAACAGTGTGTCCGACGCGCAGATCTTCGATCCCGAGGAGCGCGCCAAGGCGCAGCAGCTCGAGCGGGCGATGGACGACCTGCAGGACCGGGTGCTCGACCTGCAGCTCGCCCTCGGCGAGGAGCTCGTCCCGGCACTCACCGACTTCATCGATACCGGCCTGGACGTCGTCGACGTTGCTGGCAAGATCAACCAACGGTTCAAGCAGCTCACCGGCGTCGGAATCGTCGACGCGCTCAGCGGCGCCGACACTGCTGTCGACGGGCTGAGCCGAGCGTTCGACGGCAACAACAACAGCGTCGACCGGCTGCTCGGCGGCACCCAGGCGCTCGTCAGCGCCATCCCGATCCTCGGCGACAAGATGAGCGACCTGATCCCTCGGGTCAACATGGTCGACGAGGAGATGCAGGCGCTTGCTGTCGACATCGCCGCCGGCACCGACGAGGCCGCAGCGATGGCCGACATGTACGGGCAGCGGGTCCCGCCAGCGATCGACACCGCAACCGGGTCGATGACGCTGCTTGAGGAGAAGACCTACGACGCTCAGCGTGCCGCTCAACGGGTGAAGGCCGAGTGGGATGGCCTGTTCGACAACCTGAACATCGACAGAGCTGCGCTCGACCTGCAGGACCAGTTCGCTCAACTGGAGAAGGCCAGCCTGGAGGCGTTCTACGCCGCCGTGTCTGGCGCCGACGACGCCGAACAGAAGCAGCGCGACTATCAGCGTGAGGTCATCAACACGCAAGAGGAAGTCGCCAAGTACGCCGACGAGATTCTCAACCTGCCACCCGATCAGGTCACCAAGTTCATCGCCGACCTCGACGAAGGCGAGCGTGACGCTGTCCTGGCCGAGCTTGAGCGTCTCGCCAAGACTCGCACCGTCAGGTTCGTCCCGTTCGGCGAGATCGGCTACGAGAAGCGCGCCAAGGGCGGTCCGATCGGTGCGAATCGTCCGTACCTGGTCGGTGAGGAAGGGCCCGAGCTGATCGTGCCCGGCCAGTCTGGGATGGTCATCCCGAACCATCGTCTGCCGACCACCGGTGGTGGCGGTTCGATGATGTCGAGCAGCGCCGCTCCGATGGTCGTGAACATCACGACCGGCGCCGACCCTGAGGACGTGGTGCGCGCGATCGAGCGGTACCGGAAGCGCAACGGCTCGTTGCCGTTCATCTGAGGGGGCGCTGATGCCGGCACCGACAACCACGGTCACCGCCTTCCTTGAGCTGTCCGCTACCGGCGGCGACTTCTTCATCCTCGACGACCCGACGAAAGGCGAACTGGACAACGCCACGTTCACCCTCGCCGGTGTCGTCGGTCTGCCGACCGACATCACTGACCGGGTGAACCGGGTGTCGATCACTCGTGGTGCGTCGTCGCCGTTGTTCTCGGCTCGGACGCCGCCGGCGGCACGCTGGTCGGTGCAGTTGAACAACGAGGACCGCCAGTTCGACCCCAGCTACCCGTTCGGGTTCTACACCGACGTCGTCCCGGGTCGCCGGGTCAAGGTCGTGTCGAACGACATCACGATCGTCGACGGCCAGGTTGAGGACTGGAACTTCGAGTACAGCCCGTCGGGCCGGTCGATCGCCATGATCGACGCCAGCGACGCCCTTGCAGCGTTGGCAGCGATCGAACTGGACGGCTTCACCGCCACCGCCAGCCAGCTGCCCGGTGCCCGGATCAACGCCGTGTTGAACCGGTCCGAGGTGGCGTTCACCCACAACCGGAACATCGACACCGGCATCGACACGCTGCAGGGTGACACGGTCGCCGACGGCACCAACGTCGCCGCCTATCTGCAGACCGTCGCCCGCTCCGATTACGGCACCTTCTTCGCTGCCCGGGACGGGCGTATCACGTTCAAGGATCGGCACAGCAACGTCGGGCTCACCCCGGTGCTGTTCGACGACACCGGCACCGGCATCGGCTTCCAGTCGATCGAGCTGCAGTACGGCAGCGAACTGCTGGCCAACCGGGTGTCGATCACCCGGGTCGGTGGCACCACGCAGACCAAAGACGACACGACCAGCCAGGCCACCTACCGGATCCGCACGCTCAGCCAGGACGGGCTGCTGTTGGAGACCGACGGCCAGGCCGAAGACCTCGCCGAGTTCTTGCTGTCGGTGTTGAAGCAGCCGCAGCTGCGGGTGACGTCGCTGACGGTGGAGCTGGCTGCGCTCAGCCAGACCCAACAGGATCAGGTGTTGACGCTCGACCTGACCAGCCCGGTCGATGTCGAGTTCACCCCGAACCGCAAGAACATCGACCCCGGCCTGCTGCTGCTGAACGACGCCGAGTTCTGGATCGACCCCAGCTACGACGCCCGCAGCGACATCGATGTGACGGTGCGTCGCAGCTGTGTCGTTGAAGGCATCAGCCACACGATCGGCGCCGGCGGCACCTCGCACGTCGTGACGTTGTCGCTCGGCGACGCGTTGTTCACGCAGGTCTTCGTGCTCGACGACGCCGAGCTCGGCGTGCTCGACGACGACATCCTCGCTTTCTGACCAGGGAGACACCATGCCCCGCAAGACCTTCGTCGCTGGCGACGTGTTGACGGCTGCCGACATGAACCTGTTGGCGCAGGACGGCTACATCGACAACACCGACCTCGACACCACCGCCGGGCAGCCCGGCGGGGCGTGGGTCAGCTACACGCCGACATGCGACGGCATCAGCAACACGACCCGCACCGGCGCCTACATGAAGCTCGGCAAGACGGTGTTCTTCCGGGCGAAGGTGCTGCTGACCGGCACGTCATCGGTGACCGCCACTGCCGAGATCTCGTTGCCGTTGGCGTCGGCCGCCAACGTGGTGTCGAGCTCGTTCGAGGTGCGGATGGTCGACGCCAACGTGCTGCTGTGGTACTCGGGGCAGGGCATCGAGGTCAACGCCGACAAGGTGTCGATCTACGCACTGCGTGACCAAGGGTCAACCACGACGTACAGCTACGGGGTGGCGGTGACGTCGGCGATCCCGTTCACCTGGACGACCGACGACTACATCGAGGTCAGCGGCGTCTACGAGACGTCGGCATGACCGCCCGCTACCCGTACGGCTACGGCCGCCCGCCGATGCTGCTCACGCTCGCCGAGCTCGAGCAGCGCACCAACTGGCGGCTGCTGCACCCCGAGTTCAAGCGGCGGCTCATCGCCATGTTCGACGCTGCTGCAGCGCAGGGCCGGGTGCTCGGCCTCGGTGGCGGTTGGCGTTCGTCGGCGTCGCAGGAGCAGGTGTTCCTCGCCCGCCACGAACAGGTCCGCATCGGCGGCTGCTGTGTGCACAACGGGAAGCGGTGGAAGTTGCGGAAGGGCATGGCTCATGCTGCGCCGCCAGGCCGGTCGTGGCATGAGGGCCATCCGGCGTTCGACAACTTGGCGCTCGCTGTCGACCTGATCGGCGACTGGGATTGGTCGATGGCGAACTGTGCCCGGTTCGGGCTCAGACACTTCGGGCCGCCGTCGACGCTCAAGGAACCGTGGCACTATCAGCCGGTCGAGGTGCCTGCCGCCCGTTCGCAGTACAGCGGCCAGAAGCTCACCGTGTGGCAGCTGCCCGAGCAGCGCCGCACCCTGCGGCTCGGTGACAGCGGCGGCGACGTGCAGATCGTCCAGGCGGTGCTGCGCGACAAGGCCGGGCAGACCGTCACCGTCGACGGCAAGTTCGGCCCGCAGACCGAGGCTGCCGTGGTGAACGTGCAACGGTTCTTCCAGTTGCCGGTCACCAAGGTTGTCGATGCGGCGACCTGGGCCGTGATCGATCTGTTGGCGGCGCAGCCATGACTGCGATGTGGACCGGGCTCGGTGTGGCGTTCATCGCCGGCTGTTTCGGTCTCGCCAACATCTGGTTCTCCGCGAAGGTGCATCGGGACAACCGCAGCGATCACGCCCAAACGATGGCGTCGGTGCAGCAGTTGACGACCTCGGTGGCCGACATCCACGCCGACGTGCGCGACACCCGTGCCGATGTGCGTGACATCCGGGCCGTGCTCCGTGACCACGAGCACCGCCTCGACGACCTCGAACCCTGACCCCTTGGGAGGAACCATGCCGAAGCTCGCAGAGATCCGCAAGGCCATCGTGGCGCTTGCGGTGCCGTTGCTCGTCGGCTTCGCCGGCCGGGTCGGCCTCGACATCAACGACCCGGAGGTCGTCGCCGCCATCACGGCGCTGCTGACGGCGGCCGTGGTCTACCTGATCCCGAACGACACCGGCGATCTGTGATGCGCCCGATCGCCCGTTACGGCTTCCTCGGCAATGTCCGCAAGCTGCTGTCGCAGGCGGCGTTCTTCATCGACGCAAAGGAGTCCGGTATGGGACAGACCGCCACCAACCTTGGCACCGCTGGCAGCGTGCTCGACGCGCAGTACGGCTCGACGACGGGTGCGGACACGAACGATCCGCTGCTGTTGGAGCACGACGGGACGAACTACCTGTACCTGCCGGGGGTGGCGGGGAACTATGCGTCGACGCCTGATGCGGCGGCGCTGGACATCACTGGTGACATCGACATTCGGGTGCGGGTGGCGCTGGATGATTGGACTCCGAGTGGCGCAGCGGCGCTGGCAGCGAAGTGGGACAGCACAACCAGCAACTCATTCATGTTCACTATTCGTACTGACGGCCTGCTTGCGTTCTGGTA